GTTTAGATAAAGAAAATGATTTAGAGGACATAGATTATGGCTGCTAGTGATTACAATAACTTCTTAGTAAGGCTGACACCTAAGAGCAGAGCATTGCTTGATATTGCCAGCCGTGAATTAGAGATGCCTAGGGCGCACATTATTAATAACGCCTTAAAGTCTTATTTGAATAAATACAATGATGGTAGTTTAAACGAACGTATAAACAGGTTGGCTAAATGATATTGACCCTGCCGTACCCACCATCGGTTAATACATACTGGAGAGCAAATGGCAAACGACGATTCTTATCAAAGGCTGGTGTGGAGTTTAAGCAAGCTGTTCAAGAGTATGTTATTAGTAATTCAATTCCTAAGTTTGGCAGTGTTCGCCTTCGTATGGATGTGGTTATTCGCCCTCGTAGTCGTCGCATATTCGATATTGACAATCTTCTCAAAGCTATCCTCGACTCGTTAATGGATGCTGGTGTGTATGATGATGACAGTCAGGTAGATGATTTACGCATAACGCGTGGTGACGCTTGTAAAGATGGCGCTTGTATTGTAGTGATAGAGGAAATAAATGGCTGAGACAGAAGATACGCGTAAGATTAAACGCATACCGTCATTAAAGAACTACGGTGGTGTGCGAACCATACAGAAAACATTGGAACGCTCTGCAACGCTAGAGGCTAATCGTGAGGCCGTCGCCTATGCACTGTTAACCATGGCTAACACAAACCTTACTGACATTATGAGTTGGGATGAGAATGGGAACATTAAAGTTAAAGCGTCCAAGGACATACCGGAGCATGCACTACAGGCGATTAAAAGTATTAAATCGAACACTCGCTACGATAAAGACGGTAACGCAACGACGACATTGGATATTGAACTATTCGATAAAATCGGTGTACTCCGGTTATTGGCGAAAGCATCTGGTCTCCTTGACCAAGCGCAAGAAAGTGACAAGCCGTCAGTCATTGGCGTAAACATTGTTGCTCCAGACCCTATAGACGCAGAGGTAGTAGATGGCCAAGAATAAAGAACAGAGCGGTAAACAGGTTTCCTTTGATGGCTTAAACCTAAACTTTAGTAAAAGTCCAGAGGTATACAGGTTTCTGCAAGACGATTCCTTTGTGCAAGGTTTAATGGGGCCTGTAGGTAGTGGTAAGTCATACGCTTGCTGTGCAAAGATATTCATTAAGGCGCTACAACAGAAGCCGTCACCTGTGGATAACATTAGATACACTCGGTTTGCCGTAGTGCGTAACAGTTATCCTATGTTAAAGACCACAACCATCAAGACATGGCTAGACTTATTCCCAGAATCCACGTTTGGCCCACTGCTTTGGACTCCGCCTATTACTCACCACATCCGTTTGCCTGCAAAAGGTGAGGCTGCTGGTGTAGATTGCGAAGTTATCTTCTTAGCGCTAGACCAACCTAAAGATGTGCGTAAGTTGCTGTCATTAGAGCTAACTGGTGCGTGGGTAAACGAGGCGCGTGAGTTACCAAAAGCTGTAATTGATGGGCTTACACACAGGGTAGGCCGTTATCCTACTAAACGTGATGGTGGTGCTACATGGCATGGCGTATTCATGGACACCAACCCTATGGACGACGACCATTGGTGGCACAGGGTAGCTGAGAAAGAAAAAGTAACTGGTGCATACGCCTGGAAATTCTTTAATCAGCCCGGTGGTGTGATAGAAGTTGACCCATCTGATTTGCCTGATAATCCTGAAGCCAATGACCACATCTTTGCGTCTGGTCGCTGGTGGAAGATTAACCCGAAAGCAGAGAACTTAAACAATCTGCCTGCTGGTTATTATCCACAGATGCTTGGTGGTAAGAACTTAGACTGGATTCGCTGTTATGCAGAGGGTAAGTATACCTATGTGCAAGAAGGTCGCCCTGTATGGCCTGAATATAACGACCAAATGATGTCTGCTACCGTAGAATACGACGATTCACAGCCAATACAGATAGGTTTAGACTTTGGTTTGACGCCAGCAGCAGTAATTGGACAGCGTTTATCTAATGGCAGATGGGTAGTGTTACATGAAATAGTCACGGAAGACATGGGGCTAGAGCGTTTTGGTCAGCAATTGCTTGCAGAATTAAACGCTAGATACCCTAAAGCACAGATAATGATGTGGGGCGACCCTGCTGGTATGCAACGAGATGCCATTTATGAGGTCACAGCCTTTGATTATCTACGTACACTAGGGCTAAGAGCGCAACCTACGCACTCAAATGACTTTAAAGTACGTCGTGAAGGCGCTGCTGCACCAATGCAACGACTGATTGATGGTAAGCCTGGCTTGATTGTGGACACTTCATGCAAGATGTTGCGTAAATCACTAGCTGGTGGGTACCATTTCAAGCGTGTTTCTGTAGGAGCAGGGCAAGAACGGTTCCGTGATGCACCAAATAAGAACGAACACTCACACGTTGGCGACGCATTTGGCTATTTAATGCTAGGTGGCGGTGAGCATAAGCGTATGACACGTAATCCACTAGCCTCTAGTGGCCCTATATTTGCAAGAACGGTGATGAGTGACTTCGATGTATTTAAGTATTAAAGACCTAAACGACAATCTGCCTAAAGTTAATGGGCTTATCTTTGTTCCGTTCATAGTTGACCATGCTATGGACATTTCTGAAGGTGAATTTGCTGGGTATTCTGCACAGCGCATGGTTGGCGTCAGACAGTTACTAGAACATCAAGCACAATTTGGCTTTGCCTTTACTTGTTTCTACTATGGCAAGCCAGTCGCCTGCTTTGGTTGCGCCCCATTGTGGAAAGGCGTGGCTGAGATGTGGTCAGTCATTGGAGACGTAGCTAGAACTAGGCCAATTGCCATGACTAAGATAGGAATTGCAGTGGCAGATATGGCTGAGATAGCTATGGGCTTGCATAGATTGCAAATAACTGTTAAAACATCGGATGCGAGAGCTGTTTCTTGGGCTAAAGCTATCGGGTTTATATCTGAGTGTACTATGAAAGAGTATAGCGAGGATAAGTTTGATTACAATTTAATGGTTAGGAGATAGATATGGGCAGTATTGTTGGTGGTGGTGACGGTGGTGCAGGTGCGATGTTGGCTCAACAACAAGCAGAAGCAGAAAAAATGCGTAAACAGGCTGAAGCAGAGAAGCGTGACTTAAATGAACAAATAGCATCTGGCCGTATGGCTCGCGCTCGTGGTGGCGCTCGTATGTTGTTGTCAGAACAGCGCCTTAACCCAGAAGAAGGCCTATCTGCAACTACTACACTAGGGTAAGCCATGAAAGAAACTTCTAAAATGCAGAAGAAAGTGGCTAAAGTTATGCGTGAGTATAAGGCTGGTACACTTAAGTCTAGTTCTGGCGACAAAGTAACAAGCCATGACCAAGCCGTAGCCATAGCCATGAGTGAAGCAGGAGTAAAACGCAAATGAAAAATGGATTATATGCAAATATTCATGCAAAGCGTGAGCGTATTAAAGCTGGCTCTAAAGAGGAAATGCGTGAGCCTGGTTCAGAAGGTGCGCCAACTGATGCTGCATTTAGGAAGGCCGCTAAGACTGCTATGAAAAAGAAACCTAAATAATGGCTATTCAAGTCGAACGCGAATCCATTACCACCAAGTCTAGGTTTGTATCACCTACTTACACAGACAAAGATGGAGTGCAACAAGTAATTGGCTCTGATAGGTCTTTGCCAACCATTGATGTAAACCATCTAAGACTGCATGAAGGCCGTGCTTATTATGCGTATAAGTTATACCCATACTCAGCAATGCTTCCTGCTGGTTCTAGTATAGACATTGCAATTGCATGGGCTAGTGGTAAAACGCCACATCTAGTTTACTCTGCAAACTGCGGTGGAGATGCTGAAGTGTATTTGTATGAAAATGCAGTAGTTACTGGTGGCACATCATTTACAGCAGTAAGTCGTAATAGAGTTATTAATGCTGCTAGTGGAACGGCAATACTAATTAATCCGACTGTAACGTCATTAGGCACACAGTTAGATGCACAATTTGTTGCTGGTGGAGTTGGTAAAAAGGCTGGTGGTGGTGATGCCTATGCTTCGGAGCAGGTGCTTAGTACGCTAACTACTTATTTATTTAGATTAACCAATGTTAATGGCACGTCGCACATGGCGCACCTTTACTTAGAGTGGTATGAATAATGAGAAAAGAACATAAGAATCCAGCAGGCGGATTAACGGAAGCAGGTCGTAAATACTTTAAACGCACAGAAGGCTCTAACCTAAAGGCGCCAGTAAAGGAAGGAACTAACCCTAGGCGCGTATCATTTGCCGCAAGGTTTGCTGGCATGAAAGGCCCACTTGTAGATGAGAATGGCAAGCCAACTAGATTGAAGTTAGCACTAAGGGCTTGGGGATTTGGTAGTAAAGAAGCTGCACGAAAATTTGCAAACGCACATAAAAAAAGTTAGGTAAATATATGGATGAATTTCAAGAAGGAAAATGTCCAGAAGTATTAATGGATAAAGAGTTAAGCATACGCAACCATCGTATATGTATTGCTAAAGCAGACCTTGGCCCACCAAACCCAAAGGCTCCAGAAGTATTTTACTGGTTAACTAAATCAATGAAATGGAATGTAAGTGAATCTGCTGCTAGAGAAATGTTATGCTCTAACTGTGGCCACTATTGGAAGACTAAAGCAGTAGATGCTTGTATGAAAAAATATCCACAAGTAACACCACCTGAAGTAGATGATGCTTGGGTAGATACTGGTGATTCTGGTGGCTATTGTGATGAATGGGATATTCCTTGTACTGCTAGTCGTACTTGTGATACATGGGAGCCGGGTGGCCCAATAACTGATGCAAAAGGTAAAAATCCATTTGAGGATTTAGAGGATGAAGAATAATGGCTGAAATGAGATTAAAACCAGAAGATATTTTAAAGCGTCACGAGATTGCGCTAACCAAGAAAGAGGAGTTTCGTTCTCTGTATGACGAGGCTTATGAGTTTGCATTGCCACAACGTAATCTGTATGATGGCTTCTACGATGGCAAGGTAGGCGGAGCTAAGAAGATGAATCGTGTCTTTGATGCTACGGCTATCAACTCTACACAACGCTTTGCTAACCGTATGCAGTCAGGCATATTCCCACCGCAAACTAAGTGGTGTCGTCTTGAGGCTGGTACTGATATACCTGCTGACCGTAAGGCTGAAGCCCAAGGTGCGCTAGACGTTTATACAGAAAAGATGTTTGCTACTATCAAGCAATCTAACTTTGACATTGCAGTAGGCGAGTCATTGCTAGACCTTTGCGTTGGTACGTCAGTAATGATGGTACAACCCGGTGACGATACCAGCCCTATTAATTTTATCCCAGTGCCACAGTTCCTAGTTGCATTTGAAGAAGGCGCTAATGGTCGTGTAGATAACGTGTACCGTCGTATGCGTTTAAAAGGCGAAGCCATATCACAGCAATGGAAAGATGCCAAGATTGAAGGAACGTTAAAGAGCAAAATCGAACAGAAGCCGACAGAAGATATTGAACTAATAGAAGCGACAGTGTTTGATGCTAAACGTGGTGACTATTGCTACCATGTTATCCACAAGGAAAGCAAGTCTGAGATTGTTTACCGTCGTATGAAGTTTAGCCCTTGGGTTGTCATCCGTTACATGAAAGTAGCTGGTGAAATCTATGGTCGTGGCCCATTAATTACAGCATTGCCTGATATTAAGACATTGAACAAAGTGCTAGAACTAGTACTTAAAAATGCGTCATTAGCTATTGCTGGTGTTTATACTGCTGCTGATGATGGTGTGCTTAACCCTAATACTGTCACAATCGCTCCAGGCGTGATTATTCCTGTAGCCCGTAACGGTGGGCCACAAGGCGAGTCATTGAAGCCTCTACCACGCGCTGGTGACTTTAACGTATCTCAAATCGTGATGAACGACTTGCGTATGAACATTAAGTCTATATTGCTAGATGAGTCATTGCCACCAGATAACATGTCTGCTCGTTCTGCGACAGAAGTTATTGAGCGCATGAAACAGTTATCACAAAACCTAGGCTCTG